CTTCAATCGTTAAGCGCTGCCTTGTCGGGGCGGTGCTGGCTATCGCCGCCACGCTACCCGGTTTCCAGTCGCTGAATACCTCCGTCGAGGGGCTGAAGCTGTTAGCTGATTTTGAGGGGTGCCGCCTGCAGCCTTACCAGTGCAGCGCGGGTGTCTGGACTGACGGGATCGGCAATACGTCCGGCGTGGTGCCGGGCAAAACCATCACGGAACGGCAGGCGGCGCAGGGGTTAATCAGCAATGTGTTGCTCACGGAAAAAAGGCTGGATGCCTGCCTGAAGGTCAGGCCCCCGCAGCATGTTTACGATGCGCTGGTTAGCATCGGTTTCAACGTGGGCACCGGCGCAATATGCCGATCCACCATGGTGTCCTACATCAACCGCCAGCAGTGGTGGCAGGCATGCAACGAGCTGCCGCGCTGGGTTTACGTCAACAGTAAGAAAAATAAAGGGCTGGAGAACCGCCGTGCGCGGGAGATGGCCTGGTGTCTTAAAGGTGCTGGGCTATGAGACGTGCATTAGTGGTGGTTCTGGCGCTGATGCTCGCGGCGCTGGGCTGGCAGTCGTGGCGGCTTAACAATGCCAGCCACACCATCGAGACGCAGGGCGCGGCGCTGAAAAGCAAAGCGCAGGAACTGACGAAGAAAAACAGCCAGCTGATAGGCCTGTCCATTCTGACTGAAACCAACAGCCGGGAGCAGATGCGGCTTTATGCGGCAGCGGAACAGACCTCCGCGCTGCTGCGCAACCGTCAGCACCGGATAGAGGAACTGAAACGTGAAAATGAGGATTTGCGCCGCTGGGCTGACACTCCTTTGCCTGCTGACATTATCCGGCTGCGGGAACGTCCGGCCCTCGCCGGAGGTGCAGCTTACCGTGAGTGGCTGTCCCAGAGTGACACAGTGTCGCCTGGAAAGGTCAGCGCCGCGAAGTAACGGCGAGCTGAATGCAGCGCTGGATGAAACGGAGGCCGCCTGGGCGGTCTGTGCCGACAAAGTGGACACGATTGTTGCGTGTCAGGAGCGAAACAGTGAACAAGCCGCAGTCCTTACGCAGCGCCCTGAATAATGCGGTGCCCTATGTCCGCAATAACCCGGACAAACTGCACCTGTTTGTGGATAACGGTTCACTGGTGGCAACCGGGGCCAGCTCCATGTCATGGGAGTACCGCTACACCCTGAACGTGGTGATCGAGGATTTCAGCGGGGACCAGAATCTGCTGATGGCTCCCGTTCTGCTGTGGCTCACCGCTAATCAGCCAGACGCAATCAATAACCCGGAGCTGCGCGAAAAGCTGTTCACCTTCGACGTGGATATTCTGCGCAACGATGTGTGCGATCTCAGCCTGAACCTGCAGCTGACGGAGCGCGTGCTGGTCAGCACTGACGGAGGCGTGTCGAGCGTTGAGGCGGTGCCAGAACCGGATGTACCGGAAGAAATGTGGACGGTGAAGCATGGGTGATCTGCAGAAGGTGGATGACTGGCTGGCTGCGCTGCTGGCGAATCTGGAACCTACAGCCCGAAATCGTATGTTGCGACAACTGGCGCAGGATTTGCGCCGGTCACAACAGCAAAACATCAGGCTGCAGCGCAATCCAGACGGCACCGTCTTTGAGGCGCGCCGGGTGACCGCCAGAAGCAAAAAGGGACGCATCAAGCGCCAGATGTTCGCCAGATTGCGCACCACTAAATACCTGAAAACCGCGGCCACTGCGGACTCTGCCAGCGTACAGTTTGATGGCAAAGTACAGCGCATCGCCCGCGTTCACCATTACGGCCTACGTGATCGCGTCAGCCGCAAAGGGCCGGAGGTCCGCTATTCCCAGCGCCGTCTGCTTGGCGTGAATGATGAGATAGAAGTCGTCACCCATGGCACTTTGCTGCACTGGCTTACTAGGTAATCAAGACTTATTCACAAACATCACTTAAATAGATAGCTGTTAAAGCCAAATTTTAAGTGATTATTTTACCCGGTTCGCCAAAGCTATCTTTTGCCTCATTGATCAAATCCTCCCAAGGCCATTTTATAGTTACATATTTCCGGTAGATTAATATTGTTCTATCAATGGCAGTAACTTCATCTGTTGCATCATTATATGAGAGAACTAACCCTCTGTCATCGCTATCTACCTGTAGTTCTTCTATCTTTTGAAGCACTGTTCTCAAATTTCCTTTTAATATTCTGCTTTGTCTTTTTGAGGCGATTTTAAAAATAGTATCTAGCTCTAGTCCCTCTATGAGTTGCTCATCTGATGAGTCCATTATTACAGCCATCGCATGTGCATAAATACCCGTGGTTTCTGTTCTTCTGCGTATGCCTGATGATATATCTTTGGCAAATTTTTGATACCTAGAGTTTAATTGTTCGGCATATTTCATTGCGGCATCAATAAACTTGTCTCGATTGTCTAATGTCGTTAGATTCGTACATTGTTCATCGATTCCTACTTCATCTAAAAGATTTAAAGTCAGTTGCTGTAGAATACCAACATTGCCATAGCAATCTTCAATGATGTTTTTCGTTATGTGATCAGAAAATTTTATATTTAAGGTGTTAGAACCACTAGTTAATACCCGTTCCAGATCTCCCTTGGACCATGAAATAGGAATTTCTTCAATGCGAGAACCAAGATCAGTATTTAAAAAAATCAAAAGGTTTGTTTTTGTCCAAACCCCAATGATTACCACAAAACATCTATAATCCCAAAGTGCTTTTAAGTCATAAGAAAAAATTTGTCTTTCATTTGTATTTAAGTAGTGAAAATCTTCAATAACGACTTTGCGTCCGGATTCATTGATAATCGTAGCGATAAATCTTAAGTCATTAATGTCTTGCCCAATGATACCTTTCTTAATTACTTCTTCCTCAGAAGTTTCAAGGCCAAATCTAACTTTTAACTTTGCGATTAGGCTAATTCCTCCCTCTGCCGTACCTTCCATTGTGCCTTTTATTGTGTCTTTTTCAGTTCTCTCAAGGACGAGGTTTATACCAAGCTGTGACAAAATATCGACATATAAGTCTAGGACAGTTGTTTTTAATCTACACTGAACCACGATAGCGTCAGGGATATTTCTTTGCCTTAACCAAGATTTGCCACATTTTGATTCCCCTCTTAATGCAATATGCATCGGTCTACGTAATTTTTTACTAATCTCCCGATCAAGGTTACCTCTATCAACATATGAATCAGCAAGGATAGTTGGCGAAATTCCAAAAACTTCATGACTTTGTTTCTTCATATACATTCTCCTTATGGGCTTTGTATTGTTTACCACACAAGGAATTTAAAAGGAAAGTTTGTTTGATATATAGAACTATCTCGATATGAACGCACAACTTACAGAAATCATGCGCCTTATCACCAATCTGATCCGCACCGGCACCGTGACCGAAGTGGACCGGAAAAACTGGCTGTGCCGGGTGAGAGTGGGCGAACTTGAAACCAACTGGATTAACTGGCTGACGCTGCGTGCCGGTGGTGCCCGCACATGGTGGTGCCCGTCGCCGGATGAACAGGTGGTGGTGCTGAGCATGGGCGGCAATCTTGAAACTGCGTTTGCGCTGCCCGCTATTTATTCCAGTGAGTTTGCGCCGCCGTCGGACTCCGTGGACGGCAGCGTGACGGAATACCCGGACGGTGGCTGGTTTGAGTACGAACCCGCCACCGGGCGCTGGCATGTCAGGGGTATCAAATCCATGGTGATCGAGGCGGCGGACAATATCACCCTCAAAACCAGTGAGTTTTTGGTGGAGGCTGATACCACGCGCATTAACAGCGAAGTGGTGATCAATGGCGGCGTCACCCAGGGCGGCGGCGCGATGAGTTCAAACGGGATCGTGGTGGATAAACACGGTCACACCGGCGTGAAGTCCGGCGGCGATACGTCAGGAGGCCCGGTATGACGCTGTATACCGGCATGAGCCAGGGCAACGGCAAGGCCATCATTGACACTGAACATCTGCGCCAGTCCGTGCGGGATATTCTGCTGACCCCGCAGGGCAGCCGCCTTGCCCGCCGGGAATATGGTTCCCTGCTGTCCGCCCTGATTGACCAGCCGCAGAACCCGGCGCTACGTCTGCAGATCATGTCTGCGGTCTATGTGGCGCTGAGTCGCTGGGAGCCACGGCTTACCCTGGATTCCATCACCATTAGCAGCAATTTTGACGGCTCCATGGTGGTTGAGCTTACAGGGCAGCGTAATAACGGCGCGCCGGTTTCCCTTTCGGTATCAACAGGAGCAGACAATGGCAGTGATTGACCTTTCCCGGCTGCCCCCGCCGCAGATCGTGGACGTGCCGGATTTTGAGATGCTGCTGGCTGAGCGAAAGACCGCATTTGTGGCCCTTTACCCGGCGGATGAGCAGGACGCGGTAAGGCGCACGTTGGCGCTGGAATCTGAACCCGTTACCAAGCTGCTGCAGGAAAGCACCTACCGTGAAATCCTGCTGCGCCAGCGTATTAACGAGGCCGCGCAGGCGGTCATGGTGGCGTATGCCATGGGTAGTGACCTCGATCAGCTGGCGGCTAACAACAACGTGAAGCGCCTGACGGTTACACCTGCAGATAACAACGCCGTGCCGCCTGTTGCCGCTGTGATGGAAAGCGATGAAGCCCTGCGCCAGCGCATCCCGGAAGCCTTTGAAGGATTGTCTGTGGCGGGACCAACGGGAGCATATGAGTTTCACGCCAAAAGTGCGGACGGGCGCGTGGCGGATGCCAGCGCAACCAGTCCGGCCCCGGCTGAGGTGGTGCTTACCGTGCTGAGCCGTGAGGGTGACGGTACGGCGGCGGCTGATCTGCTGGCGGTGGTTGAGCAGACGCTTAACAGCGAAAGCGTGCGCCCGGTGGCAGACCGCGTGACGGTGCGCAGCGCCGACATTATTCCGTACCGCGTGGATGCGACGATTTATCTTTATCCGGGGCCGGAAGCGGAGCCGGTAATGGCGGCGGCAAAAGCCAGCCTGCAGAAGTACATCGCCAGCCAGACGCGGCTGGGGCGTGATATTCGCCGCAGCGCCATTTATGCCGCGCTGCACGTTGAGGGGGTCCAGCGCGTGGAGCTGGCTTCACCGCTGGATGATGTGGTGCTGGACAAAACGCAGGCGGCGTCCTGCACGGAATGGCGCGTAACCAACGGGGGCACGGATGAATAGCCTGCTGCCGCCCGGTTCATCCCCGCTTGAGCGTCGTCTGGCGCAAAGCTGCAGCGGTATATCCGATCTGCAGGTGCCGCTGCGCGATTTGTGGAACCCGGCAACATGCCCGGTCAGCTTCCTGCCATATCTGGCGTGGGCGTTTTCCGTTGACCGTTGGGATGAAACCTGGACAGAGAACGTGAAGCGCCGGGTGGTGCAGGATGCCTTCTACATCCATCAGCACAAGGGGACGACCAGCGCCGTGCGGCGCGTGGTGGAGCCGTTCGGCTTCCTGATCCGCATCATTGAGTGGTGGCAGACCAATGATGCGCCGGGAACGTTTCGCCTGGACATTGGCGTGCAGGACCAGGGCATTACAGAGGAAACGTATCTGGAGCTGGAGCGCCTGATCAGTGACGCCAAACCCTGCAGCCGCCATCTGATCGGCATGTCCATCAACCTGCAGACCAGCGGCCCCTATTTTGTTGGTGCAGCCACTTACACCGGCGAAGAAATCACGATTTATCCGTATATCAACGAAACCATTATTTCCGGTGGCACCGCCTGTGAGGGCGGGGCGATCCATGTTATTGACACAGTGAGAGTGAATCCATGAGCGCAAAATTTTATACCCTGCTGACGGAGATCGGCGCGGCGAAACTGGCAAGCGCCGCCGCGCTCGGTGTCCCGCTGAAAATTACCCAGATGGCGGTGGGAGACGGTGGCGGTGTGCTACCGACTCCAAGCGCGCAGCAGACTGCGCTGGTTGCTGAAAAGCGCCGCGCGTCACTTAATATGCTGTATATCGATCCGCAGAACAGCAGTCAGGTTATTGCTGAGCAGGTGATCCCAGAAACGGAGGGCGGTTGGTGGATACGTGAGGTGGGGCTTTTCGATGACACCGGCGCGCTGATCGCCGTCGGAAACTGCCCGGAAAGTTATAAGCCGCAACTGGCAGAGGGGAGCGGGCGAACGCAGACCGTGCGCATGGTACTGATTACCAGCAGCACCGAAAATATCACGCTGAAAATTGACCCTGCCGTGGTGCTGGCAACCCGTAAATACGTGGATGACAAAGTGCTGGAGCTAAAGGTGTATGTGGATGACCTGATGGCAAAACATCTGGCTGCCGCTGATCCACATACGCAGTACGCACCTAAAAACAGCCCGATACTCACCGGTACGCCTGAAACGCCAACAGCACCGGCCGGAAATAACACCCGCCAGATTGCCAGCACTGCGTTTGTGCAGGCAGCAATTGCCGCACTGGTAGGTTCATCGCCTGCGGCACTTGATACCCTTAACGAGTTTGCGGCGGCGCTGGGTAATGATCCTAACTTTGCCAGTACGATGCTTAACGCTCTGGCAGGAAAGCAGCCGCTTAATCCCACGCTTACCGCACTCTCAGGTAAAGATGCAGCGGGTATCCTAGCCTATCTTGGTTTGCCGACACTAATTACCGGTAATCCGCCGGATGCCCTTAACACGCTTGAAAGATTAGCGGCGGCAATAGGAAATGACGCTAATTTTTCTACTTCGCTTTCAGTGATCCTGGCTAATAAACAGACACGTGATGAAACGCTGACAGGTATTTCAGGTAAAACGCCTGCGCAAATTGCGGTCTATATCGGCGCATTACGGCAGTCACAAAATCTGGCAGATATTCCGAACGCTGAGACTGCAAGAGCAAATCTGGGCGTGCCTGCCGGTGTTGATGCTCAGATGCCTTTTGCATGGTGTAAATTCGACGGGCGTACAGGGTTAATTCACCGGCAGCATAATATATCCAGCGTTATAAAAGATGGTGCCGGGCAATATGCATTTAACTTTATACGGCAGGCTGCAACCGCTGATTATTGTGTTACAGGTTCTTCCAGTAATGCAGGTGCTGCTATTGATGCAGTGGCCCGTGTGTTCTGCGCTGCAGACAGATTAAAAAGTGGATTTAACGTTATTTCATTCGATAATAATACCGATACATACGCTGACGGAATTATTGATGTGTGTGTATTGGGAGGGTGATGTATGAAAGTAATTATCTTTGAAGTAAGCGGGAAAGTTAAGGTGCTTTATCCGTCAGACTGTGGTTTGAGTGTGCCTGATATTGGAAAAAAAGATGTTCCGGCAGAGACTCCATTCTGGATAGTGGAACACAATTCAATATCCGGAAGCCCTTTTGATACATTAAAAATTAACAGTAACATTCTGGGTGAGGCCGCCGGACTGGGCGGCACGTATTTTAAGACTGAGTAAATTTTCTGTCTGCCCGTATGATCGGCTATCACCCCTGAATTAGCTAATACGCGTAACTGAAAAATATTATCTCCTGGCTCAGCAATCCGGGCATTGTGTAAAGCATTGCACAATGCCCGGAACGTGCAGTACAGACTAATCATCCAGATTATAGGTGCTCCCCCTTAAACCGGAGACTGCCTTATGGCTCAGGATTACCACCACGGGGTGCGCGTTGTTGAAGTCAACGAAGGCACCCGATCCATTACCACGGTGAGCACCGCTATCGTGGGCATGGTCTGCACCGGCGATGATGCCGATGCGAAAATGTTCCCCCTCAACAAGCCTGTCCTGCTGACTGACGTGCTGACCGCCAGCGGCAAAGCGGGCGAGTCCGGCACGCTGGCCCGCTCGCTGGATGCGATTGCCGACCAGGCAAAACCCGTGACCGTCGTTGTACGTGTGGCGCAGGGCGAAACCGAAGCGGAAACCACCACCAACATCATCGGCGGCGTGACTGCTGACGGTAAAAAAACGGGCATGAAAGCGCTGCTTTCGGCGCAGTCACAGCTGGGCGTCAAGCCGCGCATTCTTGGCGTGCCGGGACACGACACGCAGGCGGTTGCCACTGAGCTGCTGAGCGTGGCGCAGAGCCTGCGCGGGTTTGCCTACCTGTCCGCCTATGGCTGCAAAACGGTGGAAGAAGCAATTGCCTACCGTGACAATTTCAGCCAGCGGGAGGGGATGTTGATCTGGCCTGACTTCATCAACTTTGACACCGTGCTGAATGCCGATGCGACGGCTTACGCCACCGCCCGCGCGCTCGGCCTGCGCGCCAAAATTGACGAGCAGACCGGCTGGCACAAATCCCTGTCCAACGTGGGCGTGAACGGTGTCACCGGTTTGTCCGCTGATGTGTTCTGGGATCTGCAGGACCCGGCAACTGATGCGGGGCTGCTGAACCTGAACGATGTGACCACGCTGATCCGCAAGGATGGCTTCCGCTTCTGGGGTTCCCGCTGCCTCAGTGACGATCCGCTGTTTGCCTTTGAGAACTACACCCGCACGGCGCAGGTACTGGCTGACACCATCGCCGAAGCGCACATGTGGGCGGTGGATGGCACGCTTAACCCGTCACTGGCCCGCGACATTATCGAAGGTATCCGCGCCAAACTGCGCAGCCTGAAAACGCAGGGCTACATCA